AAAGGAACCAACTACATAAAGCATAGTAATAAACCAGGATCCTATGAGTTTTTACAAGCACGCATGCAATTATATCAAGTATTTTTCGTAATTTCATTTTTACAAACACTTAATCAATATCAAACATCAAAGCCTAATAAACCAGAACAACAAATTGTTAAATCAGGCGGAGCTGAAAGATCACAAACACAAACAGGTGGGATTAGGGAATCAAAAATCAAGGGTATGCTTAAACGTAAGTTAACAAATACTACTGGTATAGAGCGCCACCCGATTTTTAATGGAGAATCTTCCAATATCATTATGCCGTTTGATTTTGATATAAATTCTAAACAAATTAAACTAATCACGAAAACAAAACGCGATAGCAATGGTGATAATAAAACTATTCAAACAGTTTCAATTATTTTTACTCAAAATATAGAAAAATTTTCTCCTTTAATTATTAATGCAGAGTTTACACTCATAAAAAATAACGATTCATGGGGTCTTTATTGTAATAGAAATAAAATATTTTCTCTTTCTATATTTAATAGTAGTAGTGATAATGAAGCTGTCAACATTTTTAATAATACTTATATGCTGTTCATGGGATATGTAATTACAATAGAAGACTATGAAAACTTACTCAATATTGTACGACCGGATGTAGTCGATACTAAAAGTAACCTACTTATCAACAATGATCTATCAGAAGCAAAAGAACCTTTCCCGTTAGTGAAATATTATGATGATGATGATGATGAGGAGGAGGATATAGCTCTTAATATTAAAAACGAATCTCTTGATGACGGTGGAAATATTATGGATTTGATACTTGGAGAAGAAAATAGTAAAAAATATCGCAATAGTCTTGATGGAAATGGAGAATTATATACTTTATTTGGGATATTAGCAAATGCAGCAACTGCTACCTATTCATTTTTCGAAGATAATTTTTACTTTGAATATCCTTTGCTAAATGATTGGTCAGAAATGAATAACATAAGAGATATGTTACTTTCTTTTCTGAGAGAACAGAGTAATGTATCTATAGCAACAGGAGGCGGAAAAGCAAAAAAAGCAAAGAAAACCAAGAAAAAGCGCAAACAAAAGAAACACACCAAAAAATTGAAATACCGAAAGAAGTCTACCAAATCCCCAAGAAAAACCGAAAAAAAGCGTAAATAAATTAATATAAACATTTTGGTTTATATTAAACCATGGATCCCATTGACAACTATCCCGAAAGATTCGACCAACAATACAAAGATTACGAATTCCTCCCTTGTGTGCTTTATTCAACCCAATTCGAAGGCGAACACCACAAAAAATACAAAATAGGAAGGTTTAAAGGAATCGACACCGAACGAACAAATGCAGGAACATTATTGCTCAGTTTATACAAAACCCACCCCGATTCGTTTGATATAGAAAAAACGCATTTCTGGTTTATGGAAACCGATCCACGCGCCAAATTCCGAATACAACAATTCGTTATCAACCTTTTCCGCGGTCGTCTTTGGATAAACAAATACCCCATGTACTTAAAACATCTATATTTGTTATATTATCAGAAAGCACAGACAAACAATCCACTGCCTTCCGATTGTTTATATGCGATTAGCCTATATTTAAAACCGAATACTATATTCGACTATGAAATATTATGGGACAATTGGTCATAAAATTGATTATAACACTCGTTTTGGTTTAAATAAAATCATGTATTATAAAAACGATGATTTGCGTTTATCGCAAGAGTGCTTAGACGCCTATCCAACCCAATTTTACCAAGAATACAAACACTATGAGTTCTTAGAATGTGCCGTATATTTAAAACACCCCGATGATCCAGATGACATAACCTGCATTTTGGGTCGTTTCAAAGGTATGAATAAAGAAGTCCGCAATGGGATCACGCGTATTACAGTTTACGACAAATCAACAATGGCTACTGGTTTTGATTTGCTCAATCGGATAAACTTTAGTATATTCTTAGACGACCGTATGAAATATCATTGTCATCAATATCCGATTCATCCAAATGGTTCTTGTATATATGTAAACATATACCCCATTTATCAAAGAGAACTCCTGTTATTGTATTTTCATTTACTCACGCAAACTTCCTCTTTATTACCCGACTGTATAGGAGTTATTGGTCAATTTTTATAACCCAGATCCTTCATAGATAATCAACTACTATGGATAAATCGTTCAAGAATGTATTATGGATAATACGTTTGAAGATGACGATAAAAAGGCTATACGTATAATAAGTATAATGTCATCCAAAGAAACACTTATATCCGAAATGCCAGATATCCAAACATCCATGAAACCGACACAATTGCAGATCATGGCTTTTTTAATGAATGCTTTAGAACAAGGATGGACAGTAAAAAAACGAAATAATGAATATATATTTTCGAAAAAACACGAAGGGAAGCGCGAAGTGTTCCAAGAAAACTATCTCGAATCATTTGTTCAATCAAATTTAGACATGTCTATTTTAAACCCTTGAATCTGGGTATACTTGCAATGATTTTAAATCCCTTATTCTGGAATAAATACAAATGCATAATGCATTCTTGTCTAAAAAAATAATTAAAATTAAACGTCTATATAAAATCCCTTTAAACATTGTTAGGGAGCTGGTCTTTATTTAGACGTTTTTGAAACAAAGATTCCGGAATCAATAATCTTTAGGCATTTCTGTTTTTTTCTTTTTCATCTGGGTATTTTTGATCATATGAACGATTTTTTCGGTGTTTTTCGGTGTGTTTTTCGACGAAAAGAATGAATTTTTATGCTTTCACAGTGCTGTGTAGGTTTTCCAAAAAAAGTAGCTCGACGGGAGATAATTTAGAGAAAAAAGGAATTAAATGGCGTTTTCTCCGAAATTATTTTCTAAGTTAAGAATATACCAAAATGGCAGGAGCTCTTATGCAACTAGTCGCCTATGGCGCTCAAGATGTTTTCCTTACTGGAACCCCTGAAATTACCTTCTGGAAGGTGTCTTACAGACGCCACACAAACTTCGCTATGGAGTCAATTGAACAAACTTTCTCTGGTCAAGCTGACTTCGGTCGCCGTGTAACATGTACCATCAGCAGAAACGGTGATCTTTGTTACCGCACATATTTGCAAGTAACTCTTCCTGAGATCAACCAATCCATGGGTGGTTCCGACGATGTTTACGCTCGTTGGTTGGATTTCCCTGGTGAGCAATTGATTGCTCAAGTTGAGGTTGAGATCGGTGGTCAAAGAATCGACCGTCAATATGGTGACTGGATGCACATCTGGAACCAATTGACTGTTCCTGAGGACCAAAAGAAGGGTTACCACCAAATGATGGGTAACACCACACAATTGACATACATCACAGATCCTTCTTTCGCTAACATCAGCGGACCTTGTGCTGCTGCTGGTGGCCCAAGCCAAGTTTGTGCTCCTAGAAACGCTCTTCCTGAGACAACTCTATATGTTCCTCTTCTTTTCTGGTTCTGCAGAAACCCTGGTCTTGCTCTTCCTTTGATCGCTCTTCAATACCACGAAGTTAAGATCAACATTGACTTCCGTCCTATTGGTGAGTGCTTGTGGGCTGTTAAGACCCTTTCTGCTGCTGCTGGTTCCGGATCTCAATCCGTATCTGCTGCTTACCAACAATCCCTAGTTGCTGCTTCTCTTTACATCGACTATGTCTTCCTTGACACAGACGAGCGTAGAAAGATGGCTCAAAACCCTCACGAGTATTTGATCGAGCAACTTCAATTCACCGGTGATGAATCTGTTGGTTCTTCTTCCAACAAGATCAAGTTGAACTTCAACCACCCTTGTAAGGAATTGATCTGGGTTGTTCAACCTGATGCTAACGTTGACTACTGTGCTTCTTTGGAGGGTGGTACAACACTTTACAAGACTTTGGGTGCTCAACCTTTCAACTATACCGATGCTATTGATGCTCTTCCTAACGCTGTTCACGCTTTCGGTGGACCTGAGCAAACATCCGGAACTGATGCTTTCATCACATCTGCTGGTCTTTTCCAAGATCCTGGTGCTATGGGAGGTGAAGAGCCTGGTGTTCAGTGGGGAGCTGTTCCTAACGTATTCGGTGCTGACCAATCCATGGGTGCTGCTGCTGGTGCTACTTTGGACGGTTCCTACGTTTCTGACGCTGGTACATTCGTTCTTTCTGAGACAGCTTTGGATATGCACTGTTGGGGTGAGAACCCTGTTGTTACCGCTAAGTTGCAACTTAACGGCCAAGACAGATTCTCCGAGCGTGAAGGTACATACTTCGACGTTGTTCAACCTTACCAACACCACACACACACCCCTGATGCTGGTATCAACGTTTACTCCTTCGCTCTTCGCCCTGAGGAACACCAACCTTCTGGAAGCTGCAACTTCTCCAGAATTGATAACGCTACTTTGCAACTAGTTCTTTCCAGCGCTACTGTTGGTGGTACTGCTACTGCTAAGGTTCGTGTTTATGCTACAAACTACAACGTTCTTCGTGTAATGAGTGGTATGGCTGGTGTTGCTTACTCTAACTAAGCATCTTAACTGTCGCTTATTCATTCTTATTTTTATTATAATCTAATTTAATGTATACGTTACACTTGTATACATTAAAGCAATTCTCGAATCACTTTATTGAATTTTTTTGGTATTTTGTTATTCTTTTTCAGTAATTCAATATAATAGGTTTGTTTATTTACAATTAAATCGTTAATTATATCATCATCTACTTTTAGTTTTTTTCCTTTTTTTTCCAATAATTCATCGAGTACTCTTTTTTCATGTTGTTCTATTAAAATAGATACTAAAGGTCGATTTCCTTCGCCAATCACATTTGGATCAAATTCCGGGTGATTTATTATTTCGTTAACTTTTTCTTTGTTTTTTGGATCGATCTTTTGATACCATGGCACATACAAGAATATATCGTCACTATTAAAGGGTTTTATTTTTTTGCAGGTATGTGTTATATTTTTTCTACACAATGGACAGATTTCCTTTGCTTGACACGACATTTGCAGACATTTTTTATGGAACGTATGTTTGCATTCAGTACTAACTATGTTTTTTTTACCTAAAGGCTCCAAACAAATCGAGCATTTATTTATTGACGGAGACGGGTTTTTGGATGCACTTCGTCTTTTAAGAGAAGCCGAGCTTTGCTTTAATGATTTCCTCGTAGACGCTGCACTCGATTTGCGAGACCTTGATCTCGTATTCTGGTTGGTCATTCTATATATATAATACTATATAGAATGGAAGAGGAAGCCATTCTATATTTATATGAAATAACATAAATATAATTATATGATTATGTTATTATGGGTCTTACCACTAGTAGTGAGCACAAACATAATTTATTAATACGTCCAATAGAATTAACTGATATTAATGAACAATATTTTGATTTACTTTCGGGATTATATCGAAATTGTAAAAATTTTAATCAGGCTGAAACTTTTTTTCATAGCCTAGACGCGCAGCATCATATTGTTGTT